AAAGTACCATCAGACGAAAACAACAAATTAACATTAAGATTAAATAACGGTTCTCAAATCAAAGCAGTATCGGCAGCAGGTGATGCTGGTCGATCAGAAGCAGTATCTCTGCTTATAGTGGATGAGGCCGCGTTTATTGAAAACATCGGAGAAATATGGGCATCAGCACAACAAACACTAGCAACGGGTGGTGGAGCAATAGTACTCTCAACCCCCTATGGAACTGGAAACTGGTTCCACCAACAATGGGTAAGAGCGGAAGCAGCAGAGAACGACTTCTTACCTATCAAGTTACCTTGGTACGTACACCCGGAGAGGGACGAGGCGTGGAGGAAACGACAAGATGAACTTTTAGGTGATCCTAGGATGGCAGCACAGGAATGTGACTGTGATTTTAGCACCTCGGGAGAAACGGTATTCTATCCCGAATGGATCGAATTTATAGCCCAAACCACCGTTAAAGAACCGGTTGAAAGACGCGGGGCAGATAAGAACCTATGGGTTTGGCAACCCGCTGATTATTCGCGAGATTATATGGTTGTAGCCGACGTGGCTAGAGGTGATGGTAGAGACTTTTCGGCCGCTCACGTGCTTGATATTGAAACAAACACCCAAGTTGCTGAATACAAGGGACAATTATCTCCAAAAGAATTTGGACATTTTCTAGTAGGACTAGCAGCCGAATATAATAATGCTTTATTGGTGATAGAAAATGCCTCAATAGGTTGGGCAACAATAGAAACTGTTATAGAACGCGGCTATCAGAATTTTTACCAGTCACCCAAGAGTGACTTAGTAACAGCTGATTCGTATTTTAACCGATATGAATTTGGTAGTAATTTAACCCCTGGTTTTACAATGTCACTAAAAACCAGACCACTTGTGGTAAACAAGTTTAGAGAATATATTGGTGATCGTTCTGTAACGATTCACTCAAAGCGTTTACTGGAGGAAATGAAAGTATTCATTTGGAAAAACGGTAGACCAGAGGCACAAAGCGGATACAACGATGATTTAGTAATGTCGTTTGGTATCGGGATGCTTTTAAGAGATACATCACTTAAATTCCAGCAACAGGGTCTGGACATGACTCGAGCTGCTTTAAATGGGATGACAAAAACACATGGAGGGGCATATTCGGCAAATTCTATTCAAAACCCTTACACACAAAAAATAGGTAATCAACAGGAAGACCTCCGTTGGCTCCTTTAATATTTATAATAATAAAACACACAAATGGCTGATACTAGTTTATTCTCCAGATTAAAGAGACTATTTTCGACTGATGTTATCATCAGAAACGAAGGGGGCAGTCAGCTAAAAGTAGTTGATACGGATCATATTCAAACCAGTGGTGAATTCCAAACAAATTCTCTAGTAGACAGGTTTGGAAAAATCTACACTAACCCAGCCTCTACATCTCTTTTAGGTTCACAATTCAACATACAATACCAGTATTTAAGAACTTATCTTTATAGTGATTACGATGTAATGGATACCGACGCTATTGTAGCTTCCGCTCTTGATATTATCTCGGACGAATGTACTTTAAAAAACGATATGGGAGAGGTGCTTCAAATTAGAAGTAGCGACGATGATATTCAAAAAATCCTTTACAATCTATTCTATGATGTACTTAACATTGAGTTTAACCTTTGGTCTTGGACTCGTCAAATGTGTAAATACGGTGATTTCTTCTTAAAGCTAGAGATCGCAGAAAAATTTGGTGTATATAACGTAATTCCTTATACAGCATACCATATCCAAAGACGCGAAAACTTTGACATGGAAAACCCTGCAAAAGTTCAGTTCCTTTATTCTCCCGATGGATATTATACGGGTGGTTCAGGTTACTATGCTACACCAAATACTAAACCATCTGAAAATCAGATTGTATTTGATAACTACGAGGTAGCTCACTTCCGCTTATTAACGGATGTAAACTATCTTCCCTATGGTCGTTCATATCTTGAACCAGGACGTCGTTTATTTAAGCAATATGTGTTGATGGAGGATGCTATGTTGATTCACCGTATTGCTCGTGCTCCAGAAAAACGTATTTTCTACATTAACGTAGGTAATATCCCACCACAAGAGGTTGATGCATTTATGCAGAAAACTATCAACACAATGAAGAAAACTCCATTGATGGATGAAAAAACAGGTGAATATAACTTAAAATACAACATGCAGAACATCCTTGAGGATTTCTACATCCCAGTAAGAGGTAATGACACTGCAACTAAAATCGACACTACAAAAGGTCTAGAATACAACGGTATCGAAGACGTAGCTTACCTAAGAGATAAACTTTTTGCTGCTCTTAAAGTACCTAAAGCGTTCATGGGCTATGAAAAAGACTTAACTGGTAAGGCCACGTTAGCGGCTGAAGATATTCGTTTTGCTCGTACCATTGATCGTATTCAACGAATCCTATTATCTGAGCTATACAAGATTGCTTTAGTACACTTGTATTCACAGGGATATGATGGTGAGCAATTAACAAACTTTGAACTTAAGTTAACTACTCCTTCAATCATTGCAGAGCAAGAAAAAGTTGCTTTACTAAAAGAAAAAGTAGCCCTAGCTAAAGATATGTTGGATACTAAAATCATCCCATCCGATTGGATTTATGATAACGTATTCCAATTCAGCCAGGACCAATACGATGAATACCGAGATTTGATCATTCAAGACCAAAAACGTGCATTCCGTAACCAACAAATAGCTGAAGAAGGTAATGACCCGATTGAAACTGGTCGTTCATACGGAACCCCACACGATCTAGCCTCACTATATGGTAGAGAAAGATATGCTGACAATTCAGTACCAGATGGGTACGATGAAAAAGCTGAATTAGGTCGCCCTAAAGAAAAAGCATCTAATATAGACACTCAGGATAACCCATTGGGTAGAGATCGTTTAGGTAAAAAAGATATGAAAAAAGACGACCAAGAAGGTACAGGTAGAACTCAATTTAAAGGTGGTTCACCATTAGCGCTAGAAGGTACTAAACTTGAACTATCTAAAAATAGAACATTATTGGAAAGCCTTCACAAAAAACTAGTATTCCAAAGCGATAAAGCTAAAGAATCGTTATTAGATGAGTCTAATCTGACTGATTAAATATCTCAATATATTTATAATAAATCCTAATAGGAATGAATATCAAACACTCGAAATATAAAAATACGGGCATTCTATTTGAATTGCTGGTACGCCAAGTAACAGCTGACACCCTTAACGGTGATCAATCTCCCGCATTAAATATTATTAAGAAATTTTTTGTTAAAAGCGAATTAGGTAAAGAACTCAAATTATACGAGACTTTAACTAAAAGTAAAAAAATAAACGAATCTCGTTCTAATTTACTTATTCAAACTCTATTAGAGTCATCTAAAAAGCTTAACAGAAAAACCCTTAAAAGAGAAAAATATAATCTTATTAACGAGATTAAAAAACACTATAATTTAGATGAGTTTTTTAAGACAAAACTTCCTAACTATAAAACACAAGCTGCTTTTTATACATTAGTTGAGGCACAAAGCTCAATAGAGATGATCAGTCCTGATCAAATTGTAGCTAACAAGTATAGTATTTTAGAGCACCTAACACTGGGACCAGTTAACCCAGAAAAAGTAAAAGACGAGGTTTTACAAGAATTCCAAACATACGATAAAGACATAAGAATGTTAACCTATAAAATTCTATTAGAGAAATTTAACGGTAAATACTCAGATTTACATGAATCACAAAAAGAAGTACTTAAAGAATTTATCACCTCAGTTGATTCAACTCCCAAGCTAAGAACATTCTACAATAATAGAATCCATCAACTTAAAGAAGAGTTAGCTATTATTAGCAATACCATAGCAGATAAAGCTGTTCAAATTAAGTTAAACGAGGTATTACCTCTTATAGTTGAGATAGAAAAAAATCAACCAATCAGAAACGAAAATATAGTTGATTTGCTCCAATACTGCGAACTCGTAGAAGAACTTAAAGCAGCCCATGGATCCTCTATTTAATAAAATTCGGGAAATAGTTAGAGGTAGAAAATTTATTCTTACCCCTACACCCGGAGGCGAAGAAAACGAATCAGACGTAACATACGTTCCTGATTTTGAAATTCTTTTAGCAGACATTAACCGCGCTTTAGAAACTCTTAGAGCAATTGCTACTGATCCCCAGGTAATAAATGACCCTAAATTTGGAGAAATATATAACCAATTTAGAGTTTTAAGAAAT